ATTATACGTTCCAGTAGGAGCAACATATCCACCACTATTAGGTGGTCCCATAATACCTTCAAAAAAGGCTCTATTACTTCCTGTACATGTGTGTGTCCAGTTTATGCTAGTTGCAAAACCTGTTGCCGTTGCAGCAGAAGCGTCAAATGCAATAGCTAACATAAATGGTGAACTCATCGCTGGAAGACTACTAGCAGGTTGCAAGATTGGAATCCAGACTTTGATAGGTAGTCGAATTCTAAATTTGAATAATTGCCTAATCTGTTGTTCAACGAACGCACACATCGCCTCAAAACTATGAAGCTTGTATAAAGTACGAAGCTTTCCCTTTTCATCACGATAGCAATTTACTGACATTTCACGCTTAATACCCCAGCGTCTTCCAAAAATTAACTCGTAGACTCTAAATATATTATGTGTCCATGAGTTTTTTGACCATTCAACGGTAGGTATATATCGTCTTTGGCCTGTCAATGCTACCATCAAACGTGGTAAAGCCAATCTTAAGTTTTCGAAGAATTTTTTCATATTACGTGTGAGTTATCCATGTATTATCAGGATTGAAGAACAAGACATCTCCTGTCATGCCCCAACCTACAATTCTTATAACCACATCTGTCGTAGTTGGTTGAGTACCAGTTACGTCACCAGCAGTTTCAGAAACATAGACTGGATTGTTTACAGTGAATGTTGGGAAAGCGGCATCTGCTCTTACAAATCCTAATAGAAGAATGTTTGTTGGGTCTCCATTAGCGGCGGCAGCCAAAACACAGATACCTAAGCTTCCTCGTGAATCTCCATCAGCTCCAGCCGCAGAATTCGCGTCGGCTAATTCCCATCTAGAATCTGTAGGATCGAGATAAATCAAGTCACCAAATGCAAGTGTAGTACCTGCAGTTCCAGCTACTACAAATCCTGAGTATTTTCCATCTGCTGAAAGCGAGCTATCAAATCCAAAACCTGCATTTTCACCTAAATTTATTTCACTGGTCATTGGATTTTGAATCGAACCTGTAGCACCTGTATTACCTTGCGGTCCTGTAGGACCTGTTGTACCTTGAGGTCCTGTAGCGCCAGTAGCTCCAACGGGACCAGTTGCACCTTGCGGACCACCTTGAGGAGAAAAATCCCAAGAAGAACCAGCAGCTAGTGCTTGCTTTGTAATTTCTCTAATTGTTCCGTTATCGTTATACTGAAGAGTGAACGTAATAGAAGCAGTGTCTTTATTGTACACTGTGATATTTTTTACAACTCTTCGAGTAGACGCACCAGGTGCAGAGACTACCGTAACGGCAGTAGTGTCATTTGTAGCACCATCTTGCGAACCTTCGGTAAATGAAGTACCGTCGTCATCCGCCCAGTGAGAAGTCCATTGCGGTTGAGCAGTAGACACCGCTCCTGCAAGTTTTATCTCTACTGTTTTTGTCGTTGCATCTAAGTTTATTATTTGCATACTTTTAAATCTTTTAAATTATGATATGAACCATGCGTAGGCGTTCGAACCACCGCCTGCACCTGTTGGACCTTGAGGTCCAGTAGAACCTGTATTTCCTTGAGGTCCAGTAGCTCCAGTCTCACCTGCACCTGCAGGACCTGTCGCACCAGTTGCTCCACCAGGAGAACCAGCAGGACCTGTAGCACCAGTATTACCAATAGGTCCAGTAGCTCCAGTAACGCCAGCACCGGTTGCTCCAGCAGGACCAGTCGCGCCTTGTGTACCGCCAGGACCAGTAGCTCCTGTAGCACCAACTCCAGCTGGACCGGTTGCACCTGTAGCACCAGCTCCTGTTGCACCAGCGGGACCTGTAGAACCTGTCGCTCCAACTGGACCCGTACCACCTTGAGAACCAGTAGCTCCAGTAAATCCTTGGCTACCACTTCCAGGCGGACCTGAAGGACCAGTAGGACCAATAGGACCTGTAGCTCCTATTTGTCCAGCAACTGGAACTGCTACAACTTTATTGTCGATTGGTCGACGTTGTCGGTTAAATAATGTCATATTAGTTAGGCTTAAAGATAAACTTGCGATTCATCCACTCTTCTTTCTTCATACGATCGCGTCTATCTAAATAATTCTGCTTCATTTGTTTCGAAGCATCAGTCTCTTCACCATTATTGATTCTGAGCAAAAATTTCCATGCAACATAGTATTGCACGACTGTTGGGTCTGGAAGCACTATAGTGTCTGAGTCTCTTTGTATTTGCACAAGCTTTATATAATAGTCTAAATAGAAATTACGCTCCGAATAAAATGAATCAATGGCTGGCCAGAAATAAGCATATCCGCTAAAGACTGTATAGTGAGTAGGAAAACCTGTAGTTCCACCTTGCATTGCATCCATTCCTGCTGTAGCAGTTGCGGTGGCAGGATCGATTGTCAGTGTACCTGTAGTTCTATCATTTGCAGAATATGAGAATAGAGTTCCATTAATGAAAACTCCACCGCTATCATGAAAATCTGCGCTTGAGGTTAGAACGATTGAAGTGTCAAGCAGATTAATATTTTGAGCGAGAGTCGTATATGCAACTCCTTGCAATACTCCATCCCACTCTTCTTTGTCAATCCACTCCATCCCTAATTCTTTGCCAATCCTGAAATTATAAATAGATTTGGTCGTTTGATTATCGTCGCAATTCGTAGGAAGAGCAACCCGCATTTGACCATTATACGTTTGTCCAATAATAGTATTAAAGGATTGCATAAATGACCAGCGTTTGAATTCTCGCAAGCATTCGATTTGGCAATTATCGATCTGCATAAAAGCGAATTGGTCTGACAATACTTCGCTGGTTTTTTTATTAACCATTTGAAGAGCATTGTCAATTATTGACCTAGCTGATAGCTGTGTGTAGCCATCATAGGGGGCAGGGTCTGAATATTCGCTAAACGTAGACGATATTGTATTTTTGAAGCGTGCAAAGTAATAACCACTCGTATTTGTTGTATCGTTGTAATTTGTGGTGTCGTTATCAGCTACTACATTAGAAGTAGCAAGAACGCTCTTCAATCCACCTGTTGTTGCAGCGTGGCTAAACTCGATTTGGTCATATGGAATAACATAAATCGGAGTATTAGGTCCATGTGTAAATACTAGGCTTCCTGCAAAAAACAAGACTCCGCTTGACGGAGCGCTAGAGGCTGAAGTTTTGATAATTTCAGAGTTTTGATTTCCTGGGTCACCAATTAATAAGATTTGATTTATAGCAAATCCTGTTATGTTGGCAACATTAATAGAACCAGACCCTGCATTTGCAGTTTCTATGCTCAGTGTCTGATATGTTGGGTTAAGCAGCAAATCAGAAATTTGGACTTGGAGTGGTTGATTTATCCTACCGTAATTAAGTAGGACTTTCGGTCTTATTTGCATCGTCTTCTCCTAATTTTGTCGGGCAATTTTTCTTATGGCGTCGAGATTTAGAACCGCATGCAACACATAGCACCGGCTGTGTGTCTTCTTCATCTTCTTCATCTTCTTCAATTTCATCACCGGCTGTATTTCCATCGTCACTTATAACTTTACCAGATGAATCATTTTCCGAAGATTGATTGTCTAACTGTTCATCTTCGAGTTTTTCTTCTTCAGCTAGTTCTACATCACCATTCGGACCGTGGAATACGTCTTCTGTATTGAGAGGTTTTGTTTCTTCACCATCAACAGATTCCTTTAAAGTAGCTTTACGCTGCTTTGCTTGAAGCCTGTCAATTCTTGCCTGCCAAATTTTCTCCTCTTCAGGAGTGTTAATGTCAGGTACTCTTAATTTTACTTTTCTTTGCGGAGGAAGTTTAGCCATTCGGGCTGAGAGAATCTCCGCAACGATCTCTTCCTCTTCCAGATTGTGTATGTCAACCTGGCGTAGCCTATTAATAGGCATAGTCATGAGTCGTTCTCTACTTGGAAAATCAGATCGTAACATTTTAGTCAACTGCACTTAATGTGGCGGTATAAGTACCGTCAGTCGTTACATCGACATTGCAACGAATATACCTGAAATAGTCTCCAGGCGGGAAGAATAGCATTACGCTAGTGTTTGAGTTCAATGTCACGCTTCCAACACGCAAATCAGTTTGCACATTTGTGTTTGTGACGTTTGAAGTCAGACGATTATACGTAACGAAATTCACTCCATCATTAGACACTTCAACTGTAAAGATTCCATTACCACTAGAGTGGTTGGCACAGGTAAGCTGAAGAGACATCTTCGTTCGCATTGAGACGTCTACATAGTCACCTGTAGTATCTACAGTCACTGCATCTAACAAAGCTATTTTTGTGGAAAATCGTGACATTTTCGTTTAGATTAATTATGGGTTGGCCGTTTTTAGAGAACGGCCTAAACTCATGAAACTATTAGGCTACGTCTACGCCTTGAGCAATACCAATCAAGTGGCCAGTAGCTACACCATTATATCCAAGGACTTGGACATAGGCGTTATCCGCTGTAGTAATGTTGGCGAAACCGTAGACATACGGATTCTTCATAATTACTTGACCATTCATAGTGGTAATACCAATTGCACCTGTAGGAGCAACAGCAGAAGTAATATTCTGCACGGCTACGAAGTCGCAGTCTAAGAACTTCGCAAAGCGGTCAGTTCCAGTAGCGACTGACACCATTTTGAAGGTGGAGCCAGAGGTATAAGTTTCAAAGTGGCAGCGTTTGAAGGTGTTGCGTGTGTTGGTGCCAGAAAGGATAACTTCAGTCACGCTTGTAGCGCGAATTACAGTGTCCAATCCGATGTAGCACTCTTCAAATAAGTTTTCACTTCCGCTAACTGTTAAGCTGTTGGAACCAGCGTCATCCAAATCGGAGTGGCCAATACCGCTAATTTGACAGTTATAGAAATGATTGCGTTGTCCACTTACAGTGACGCAAGTAGAAGCAGCGCTGGGGTTTGTTGCCATCTGTCCTTGATAGAACTCGATGTTAGCAATCAAACATGCGTTAGCAGAAACTGTGAAAAGGTTCGCAAACGCGGTGGCTGTCGAGAGAGGAGCAACACGAGAGCGTTGGCCAATCATCGGACCGCCATTAACACCAATTAAGTGTACCAAGTCTTTGTTCCAATCTAAGTTGGAAGACTGATAGTCAGTGGTGTTAGCAGCTGTGTTGGACTCTGCCATCAAGAAGACGACATCGTTCTGACCAGCTGTAGCGACACTCAAGGCTTTTGCTAAGGTAGCAAAGGCAGTGGCAGGTGATTGACCATCATTACCGTCCGAACCAGAATGCGGTTTGACAAAGTAGTAATTACCTTGTGTAGGACCGATTACTGAAGCAGGAAGCGGTACGCCAAAGCTTGTAAGACCTTGAGGAAAGTTAGTGTAGTTTGACATACTCTTTCAAGAAATAGAGTGAGACTTTAGTGACGGAGTTATTCGAGAGATGAAGTGGAATGTAGCCGGCTTCTACTAACATTTTGTTTTTAGAAGTATCTTGCTCATGGCCATCTATATCAATCGCATATTTTCCTATAATAAAATCTACTTCTCTATGGTTAATTTTTACTTTAGTTCTGAATGGAATGTGCAGTGACTTTAATCTTTCTGCAAATCTCCTTTCAGCCTTTGTGCTGAATATTCTCTTCAGCTTGAGATGTTGGAACCGCATATATCTGAAGTTTCTTCTTGGCGGTTAAAGAATAAAACTATAGTGATGCCTGCCTTGAGTAATAAACGGACAGGCGCGTTCATAAGGTTTAGCAAATACTACTGTTAGGAAACAGCAGCACTACCGATAGCCCACTGCCAAGCTTGGAATCCAGGCTGGAACATGACACTACCTGTATAGACTTTGGTACCGTTGTTGATAACGTTGTCGCTATCAAATCGCGGTCTCCATCCCCATACATTGTAGGCCATGTAGCTAGCGCGGTCCATATCGATAAGGAACCAGTACTTGCCGTAGCTCTGAGGAATCCAGTTCGCGACTTTCATATCGATATATCCAGTACCGTTAGCAAACACGTTAGAAACGCGGTTGCCATTGTCCGGATTACCAATAGAACGAAGGACTTCTTCAGCGCGTTCCTTGTTTTCGCGAGCTACGATTAAACGTAACTTGCGGCAAGGAAGCAACTGAATGCCTTTGTCGTCGTAGAAGCGGTCCATGCGCTGACATGCAGTTTTCAGGTTGTCATAAGACAGAGGAGCTCCGTCCATATCGTTATCTTGAGTAGTACCATTTCCCATTGGGTGAGAGTCAGAATATAAAGCCTGACCATCACCACCAGTGAAGAAAGTAGTGCCGAAACCGAGGTAGTGAATCTTAGCAGCGTTAGTGTCGATACGAGCATTCAAAGCGTTGCTCACACCTGCGACGAGGTTGTTCACCTCAGGCCACAGGTTGAAACGCAACATTTCTTCTGTAATATCGATTTCTTTCGTGAATTTTACCGGAGTAATAGTCACGTCGTCCGCTGGTTGAATGTCTTCGCGGTTGTACGGCTCTTTTTCACCAGTTTGCTGAGCAATACCAAGACCAGTGTAGTTGTGGAACTGAGAGTTCAGAATCTGAGCTGTCCAGTCCGTCAACCCCAGGCCGGCATATTCGAGCTGAGTAGAGAGCTGAGTCTCTTTTTCATCCCAAATCTTGCGAATGCGAGGGTCTGCTAAGCTAAAAAGTCGTTGAAGGTCCATTTAATTAAGCAGCGTTATTGGTCATGATATTGAACGGCTTGATGAAGCGGAAATAACCTTGGCGCAAACCACTGCCAGAGCCAGAACCACCTTCGTTGAACGGGTCAACTTTGGAGCATTCGACAATAGCGGCGGTACCAGTCATAGCGCCTGCACTTACATCTACTTGCATGGCACCAGTGGTACCAGTCAATTTGTAGTAAGTACCGACTGAAGTAGCGGCCAAGTCTGCGTTAGTACCCATCAAATACTCGTAAGCATAATCAGGGACTTGCACAGACGGCTTTACTTTAGCAACGGATTCGTTGTCAGAGGCCATAGTTTCGGTTTTCTGCACTACGCCATAAACTTGGCTTGTAGCAGCAGCGACATCGAGAACGCCAGAGGCGATCGTAACGACATCACCAGCAGTAAACACTTCACTATTTTTTCCAACCACTCTTCCGCCATCAAAGTTTGAAGCTTCGTCGGGGGCTGTGGCTAATTGCGCACCATAGATTGTTGCGGCCATTGTACAATATCAATTGGTTGATAAGCAGAACAATCGACCAACTACATCGCTATGTTTTCTTAGCGTCGGTGGTCTTCTTCATATCCCACCATTCCTGAGGAGACATTCCCCAAGCAGCGAGTTGTGCTTTGTCTTGTTCAGACATGTTGGGGATTTTCTCTTCCTCATTGTTGTAGCTCGTTGTTCCTTTGTCAACAACTGGGTCGACGAACAGCTGTTGCTGTCTCGCTCCCTCGACTTTGTTGTTGCGAGCCATCTCAATGAGAGTGTCAGAATAGATAGCACCAAAAGCTCGTTTCAAATCCAATAACACACCTTCTTTAGTAGTTTCGCTCGCTGTTTTAAGGCGATCGTAGACTGTCATTAACTCCTTTACCTTTTCAGGATTGGAAGCTAATGAAGGCTTATCTGCTAAAAATTCGCGTAATGCAAATGTACGGACTTCTTGTTTGCCTTTCTCTAAATTCGCTTGGACAGGGTCTACAGTTTCCCGTATTCTCTTGTCCCAGGCTTTAGAGCCAGGGTCGTTCATATCGATCGGAGGAATCTCTTCCTCTCCTTCTTTCAAAGGTGGATTTTTCTTAGCATCGCGAGTTCTTTTCAGTTCTTGCTCCGCTTCGTCAATCGCTTTCGTTATGTTCGTAAGGTGCTCTTCTTTTGCTAACTTCTCTTTTTCAAGACGCTCATTGTCAGCTTTTAATTGCTGATTCTTCTGTTCGTCAGAAGTCGGTCCTGATGGTCCAGTTTGGTTATCTGGTCCACTTTGACCTTGCTTGTCTTTGTCATTATCCATGTTTGACGAAGGTCTTTACCCAACCGCCGAGAATATCCAGAGGATATAGGGTGAATGAATGATTAGACTGAGGATTTAGGTCCTCGTCCCTCAACAGATGAGAAGTCTGTCGAGGAGAAGCGAGGAATCTCCATCATTTGATGAAGGATGAGGACCTAATAGAAGATTACAGTCTTCCGGCATCCTCTAATGCCGCTTTTTTGTTTACCTCGCCTTTAGCCTGAGTCTCTGCACCGAAGACTTTCGTCTTGACGGTAGACGGAGTACCAGGCTCACAGGCGGGTTCTGTTTTGTTTGTGCTCTTGTCTTTGGGCATATTAGTATTTCTTTAGTTTCTTGACCGCTTTCTTAACTTTCTTCACGGCCTTTTTTACTTTAGCTTTTTTCATAGCTTTTGTATAAGTTGATTTTATCATTTTTTCGACCTTTAGGATAATCCAAATACTTTATTCTTTGCTTTGTCAAACCTCTTCTGTGAGAATTTCTTTTTTGGTTTTGACTTGCCTGCCTCACTTAATGCGATAGCAACGGCTTGCTTACGGCTTTTGACCTTCGGTCCCGTCTTGCTGCCGCTGTGCAGCTTGCCCTGTTTGTACTCCCGCATTACTTTGGCTACTTTGCCTTCTTTTTTCATCTAATTGCTCCTTCATTTTTCTAATTTTCTCGAATCCGATAAATGCTCTTCGTGATTTTACTAGAATCTCTTTAAGCGTCAGGATTCGAGCTTTGCCAAATGCTGTGTCGACCTCACTTACCGATCGAAGCGCTGTGGCTTTGATGGCAGCATTTAGATTTGATATTAAATAGCTTCTAAAGTCTTCGCTGACGTACATTGCCGCTAATGCTTGATTGTGTCTGTCTTCTCTTTCGCTCTTCGGGTCTTCAACATAATCGATAAGTGGCTCTACGATATCTAATGCTTGTATTGCTTTGTTGATTTCTTCTATAGTCATATTAGAACATCATGTCTCCAATGTTAGGTGATTCCATTTTTCCAGCATTCTCGGCTGGACCGCCACTCGGTTGCTGGCCACCTCCACCTGCTGCGACTGGCTGATTCTGTGGATTCACATTGCCAGGACCTGCATTCATAGGCTGAGTTCCTTTAGGAGTAAATCTGTCAGTGTCGATGTCATAAGACTCATCTACCCACTTAATCAATTCTTGAGTATCGACTGGAGCAAACTGAGCCATTGCCAATCTCCATTGTGCATACTGCTGGCGTTCTGCTTGGTCTAGCACTTGATTCTGAGTGTATGAAGAGTTCGTAACGATTTGTACCTGAATGTTGAAGTTCGTGAACATGCTTATTGGCAATGCTAACGCTTCAGTAGGTGTGCCACTCTCATCTCCCATAGCTTCCATTAATGCCAAATCGTTTTCCATATGCATACGGTCATCTTCATTGCCAATGTCTGTGATTTTAATTATCTTCGTGCCGTTACGACCATCACTGAGCCGAGTTTCATGAATATAGATATCGCGATAGACGAGCTGCTCGATTTCTTTTCCATTCTTTCCTGTAATTCTCTGAATCTTCGGAATCGAATAGAACTGCATAATGTTATAGAGACGGAGTATTGTGCGGTCTCGTTCTCCATCTTCGAGGAAGTTAACCGAATAACTCTGTTGCTGCTGATTCTGCTGGTTTTGAAGTAATACCTGTCTTACCGATAATCGTCCACCTGTAGGTGTTGAGGCGGTTCCGGCATCTGCAAGTCCGCTATTCTTTCTCAGCAAGTCCATCATGTTTTGGAACATTGCCTGCTCACCTGCAGATACACCAGGAAGTGTAGCGAATTTCCATTTGTTGATGTCACCAACTTTTCGTATCTTGTTCGGCGCTAATTGGTCGTCTTCAATCAAGTCATCTAAATCGCTAGACAATCCATACGGCAGCAAAGAACCGAGAGTCTTGTCAATCATCATGTTGATGAAGGTGTTCTGAGTGTCTTGCTCTCCCATGAATTTGAATGGTGCTCCAGCTCCCCAGAAAAAGTCATTGCCGAATTTCTCATAAATGTATTTAGCAAACGGATAGCGACCATGCTTGAATGGCAGCGGACCAGAGTAGAGAATCACGCCATTGCACATGATGATGAAGAGGTTTTCTTTTTTGTTGTAGTATCTAAAAATCTCGGTTTGGTATGCTTGAAGTGGAGTGTAGAGCTCTGTGTTATAAAAGGTACGAGGCTCCATGATTACACGATAAGCACCTGGTACCACATATTTCCAGTTAGCATAGTGGCCAAACTCGAATGCGGCTTCTTGGTAGCTCGTTATTTTCTTCCAGATTACGAATGGTTGCTTCTGAATGTCTGGTTCGAAGGCGTTTGAAATGTAGACGTCTTCTAATTTGGCAATTTCTTGGTAGCAGTTGTCGAAAATTACACGCTCTTCGTTATTCCAAGTAAATTTGCCGTGCTCCATATCATAAGTCTGCGGCACCTTCATGTTCTGCGTGTACTTAGCATATCCTTCATACACTAAGCAAGTGCCTTTGACTGTGGTCTCTTGCACTACCGCTAAGAATTTCGCTTTAACATTCTCTTCATCTAGCGAATATTGGTTGAGGTCTTTTAATACATCAGCGAATTTCTGATTAGCAAGTCCTGTATTTTTATTTACGGCTTTGATTTTGCATGATGGCGGCTGCGCTGCTACCTTCGCCATGTAAGAGATGATGAGGTTGCGAGTAAAGTTAAGGAAGATGTTTGAGTCGGTCTCATCTAATACACTAAGCGGCACTACGTAGCCATTCCAACGTGTAGTCCAATCATCTATGCACTGATACAAAGTCAGTCCATTAAAATAATTGTACTGCATGTTGATTACATTGCGTGCCCAAGTTATGTCTTTCAGGATACGATTGTAAGACTCTTGAGCAGACGGCGTCATCGTATACGGCGGATACTGCGCCAGCATGTAGGCTGGGTCTCCAGTCGTAATTTTCGTGACACCTTTATTTGTTGGAGGTGATGGATTCATGTTATAGTCCTTTACGTCTTAAGTAAGCACTTCCACTCATTCTGCTTCGGGGCGAGTGTGCTGGCTGCCTGAAAGCGTCGAATTGTTTAAGGGTTTCTTTTTCTTCTCGTAAGTCTTCCGATGATTGAGATATAATAGCGGTAGCAGAACGGGCAAAAGTAGAAGCAGCAGCGTCTGGTACATCAGGTGAGTAACCCAATTCCTTTTTGATTTCTCGCTTAGGTTTAATAAGTATTTTACCACGGGATACTTTATACTTAATCAAAAGCAATTGTTGCCAATCGAATGAAGGAGCTAATGCTGCACCTTTCATTAACCATTGAGAGAATTCCCAATAGCACTGTGCACGCATGTTGTAGAACTCTTCACTCTCGTAATTCGATTCAGATGCTTCACTGAATTTGACTGATGTGGTGCGCCACTTCTGCTCCATCAAATAATCATACACGCCTTTGCCTACACCTATCGTATCAATGAAGCAATTGCGATCGACAATCTCGTAGTCAGTGCAGTCTCGCTTGACCAATCCTGCGGTCAGCATTGTGTTCGGCTGCCTGAACTTACGTAAGATACGCATGAAGTTGGCGGTCTTTAATACGAATGCATTGTAGTCGGTGCCACCTTCTGCTATGTCGACTCCCATTCTGCGTTCACCGAATGGTATGACAGATTTCTTTTGTGCTTCATCTACTATTTTGCTGCTAAAGAGCGGGATATATCCTTTGTCGTCTTCTGCTTCCTCATCAGGAAACAAGCAACCGAATAATATATCGAAAAGAGGCT